CATAATCTTTTGTACTTCACGCTTGAGTATATTCTCATCAAAGTTGCCACCACCATTTTCATGTCGTATAGGGAAGTAACCTTTCCACCCCTCAACAGCTATAGCTACTCCTAATACATATCCTTCTCCTCTTGCCCAACCCGGTCCGAGTTCCTTTATGTTTGGATCACACGTCTCTAAATCAATTGCAATTTCTTTTGCTTCAGAAAGATCGGGAAACTTTTCGGGTGGTGTCCACTCACTAGGTGGTTGAAATAGTGGTATCTGTATCATCTTTTTTCCTATCGTTTATCTCACCTGCTATCGCCGCATATCCCGCCATGTCTATGTAACAATCTTCTGTAGTTCTATGTTTTAATCTTGCAACTTTTACAAGCATCATACATATAGCTACATCGTGTGCAGATATATTATAGTCTAAATACGCGCTCCACAATTTTGCAATGTTCTCATGGTTTTGATATTTATCACCGTAGTCGTGTTGACGTTGACCAGTAACAATTTTTGCCGCCGTATCTAAATACTCTCTAGTTTTCATCTTTCTCCTTTGGTTTGATGGACCGTAAATCATTTGTAAGTAATTGTAAATCAAGTAATAATATTTTTAACTGTTGATCAACTTTCTCACGGTTAAGTTTTGGTAACTCAGCACGTATTCTGCGTACTTGTTTTTCTGTTACACCAACTTGTTTTAATGCAGTGTTTATTGTAAACATTAAAATGCCTCTGTAAATTCTCTGTCCGTTTGTGATCTCACAATGTCCAGATTGTTTCTTGCACGCGTCATTCCCACATAGAATACGCGTCGCTCTTCGTCTCGTTGTGACCAATATGCTTCATCAGACTTACGAGATAAACCCGTTAATAACATAACATTATCTGCTTCACTACCTTTTGATCCATGTATCGTTGATAGTTTGATCCGTGGCCCGCGTCTAATGTTTTCTTTACGACGTAGACATGCACGCACATAAGTTTTCTTGTCGCTTTCTATATTTTCTAATACTTTAAACCAAGGTTCTTCCTTGCTAGCTAATAATCCATACTGTGTTGATAATGTGTCATATGTGTAAAGTTTTTCTTTATCAGCATTTGCCATTCCCTTATGTTCTTTTGTTACACTTTTTCCTGTTTTAAGATAAGTATAAACTTTCTTTACTGATTTTATGTCTATTGATTTACCTTTTCGTAAATCTTCCCATGCAAGAATAGATTCATGTATACCTTTATTAATAGAAGTTTCATCATTTCTTTCATAGTATACTCCTTCATTTATTAAATCTTCTTCAAGTGCATCTAATTGATATTTATCTCTTCCTAATATCAACCACTCTCCTTTTTTTAATTTATTTAATTGTGGAACAGGATGAATATTTACTGCACCCATTTCATCTCTTGATGTCCATTCTTTCTCTACTCTACCCCTTACGCGTTTTATTAGTGTGTTTGCTTTTTTGTGTATTAATTTGGAAAGACGATAAGATTTGTTTAAAATAATTCTTTCTCCATCCATATTAATTAAATACTCTGGTCTTGCACCCGCCCAACGAAATATAGCTTGATCATCATCGCCCGCTACATACACGCGCTTTGCATTTGTTACAATTCGCTCTACCATTTTCCATTGTAGCCAACTAAGATCTTGTGCTTCATCAACAATAACGACGTCAAAGTTTGGTATGCTGTCATAATGTTTTTTATTAAAGTCTACAATCATATCGGTCATGTCGTATTTGTTTCTTTTCTTTTTATAATCGATCAATGATTTATCTATATATTTTAATTTTCGTAAGCCACCTTCTATGTGTCCTGTTTCCGGATAATTAAAGTAAGCTTCTGATGTTAGTCCTCGTATCTTTGCACCGTCAATAATTTGCATAAACACGTCATCGGGAAAACCAGCACCATACTTTTTTACTTTTTTATTTGGGTTACTTAATTTTATTTGTAATTTTTTTGAAACAAAAGCGTAATCATTATCATTCATAATGTTTTCTTCTTTCAAATGTAACTCTTTGTAGGCTAAACTATGTAGCGTACGAAAGTTTGTAAAATCTTTTGTGCTATAATTTAATTGTGATATTGCACGCGATAACGCTTCATCTGCCGCTTGATTAGTAAATGCAAGATAAGCAATTTTGTTTGGAGCAACCTTATTTATCTTTAATTCTGTTTCTAAAACATTCAACAAATATGTTGTCTTCCCTGTTCCGGGCGGTCCATATATTACTTTTCTCAAAACGGTGTATCCTCGTCCATGTCTGGTGTTTTAAAATCATCACTATTTTTTCTTATCCAAGGTAAATACCAAAGATAAGCTGTTTTACCTTTTATCTTACGTCTTATATCTCCGCCACCTAATTTGTTTCTAATGTGCGCGGCCATTTGTGTAGGATTATAATTTTTAAAATCATGCTTCTTCAAAAACTTTTGCAATTTATCTGATTTAAAATATGCTGTCATTTTTTTCACACTAACTTCTCTCTCACCCTTTTCATCTTTTATCTTATCCATGTATTCTTTTTCTTCAAACAATGCCTTACCCATATCAACTTCATCAATGTGTTCTGCTTCTCCTTGGTCCTCTAAAAATTGTTCTAATAAAGTTTCAAACCTACCCGCCTTTGTAATCTCGTGTGCCATTTCAATGATAACAACATCTTTCATTAGCTGTTGTAGTTTTCTTCTCCAAGCGGCCGCTGTTGTAGCGTTTGGAACATCTATAATTTGATTCATGCACGCCTGTCCAAATTGATGTTGATTGTATAGTTGTTCTGTAGTTACAACAACTCTTCTTCCATCAACGTTTAAATACCATGTAGAGTCATCACTTTTATAAACAGTTAGATCACCTATCTGACTATTAAAATTACCACCAACACCAAATTGTCTTAATTTACATTCTTCTAAACTACAATGATTACACATTGGTTGATCATTACATTTATACTGATACTCTTTTTTCTCATGTTGTTTTTGCATTTTTAAAACCTGCTTTGAAGACAAAGGTGGTTTCATATACTTGTGATTAAATTCGTCTAACTTATCTTGCCAATCATCTGGCCACTTTTTCTTTGCATACACTGCATATTGATAAAGTGTATTATCTCTATTACCTTGAGGTACTCCCTGTGACATCAGTGTTTCTAAGCAAGGAGGACCATCATTAAAATTCTTTAATATATTCTTTCTTTTTGGTTTTATCTTTTTTAAATCTTTTTCGGACGTACAATAAGTATCATATAAAGCAAAGAAACCATCAAGATCAACAGCCACACCATCGTCGTTAAAGCCATGACGAAAAGAATTACTAGCGTTGTGATAGGGAAGATTAAGAAAGTTTCCAGTATCTCCGCGATCCGCTTTAATTTCAATTTGTTTTGGAAATATTTCACAATTTGCATAACCAAGTTCTCCTGCCCATTCTTGTAGTTTATCACGCATTAGCTTTGCTTGCACGGGTTCTTTTGTAAATAAAAACACATGCGCACCACCACTTTTTGATCTACACATAACAAGTGGTAATTCTAATTCTCTTATTTTTCTTATTATTTTATCATGTTCTAAAGGATATGTATCAATGTCTATACATCCCCATGTGCATGTTGCATCGTCTCTAATCGGTATAATACCAAGACTAGGTTCTTTTCCGTTAATATGATCTATCCATAATTGATCTGTAACAGGTGCTTTCTTTATAAATGCTTGACCACCCGCTTTACCATTAACAGACTCGCCACTGCTTTTGTAAATGCCGTAAGCTCTATCTAATCCGTAAAATATTTCTTTAAACTTTTTTACTCTTTCTTCCATGTCACCTCTAAAATAAAAGGGGCGGTTGCCCGCCCCTTGTTAGTTAAAACGGAACCTTTTGTTCATCCGTAGAAGATTCTTCTTCATACTTGACTTTAACCTCACCTTTGTTCACGCTTTCAGCAAATGCTTTAGCGATACTATAAAGATTAGCATCTTCAAGTTGAGATTCTCTACTGATCTCCCAACCATACCAATTGCCTTTATCGTTACCTTCTTTGGTAGTTTTAAGGCGGTAGTAATGGCTGTAAGATGGTGGAGTAAACAATCCATTCTTACCATTTAGTTTTAGATTTAGTAACATAGAATTCCACTTTCTACTCTTTTTAAGCTGTGTAGCTTTCATTGTAATAAGAGCCGGAGTTGAATCTCCATCCTCAGTTACAAGTAGTACATAGTGGTTACCACACGTCTCAACATAGTTTCCGTTTTCTAAACGGTCTTTGTTGTTTTCATCTCGTGTAGTTTTTGTCAAGATGTCACTAGAAGCATCATAGACATTAATCGGCGCACCCGATCCTTGTCCTCTGTCAGCCCACTCAACGTATTGACGTTGATACGCACAAG